TTTGGGTTTTGTTTCTGCATTGATTGGACTACTTTGACACCAGTCATAGATAGCATCTTTGCAACACCGTATTGTGAATCTTTATCACCTTTAAGATTGAACAACTTATCAATCATTGCACCAGCAGATGCTTCTAATAGAACATCTTCTTCTATTACTTCGTTGAATGAATTGTTAAGTTCCTCTTCAATCTGTTGATTGATGATTTCATCTGCAGTTTGTGCTACAGAACCTTCTTTTAGTGCAATGTGTCCACGCACTTGGTCTAATTTGTCTTTCCAGTTTTCTGATTTATAACTCATAGTACTATTATTTATAATATATTTATGTTTGATACTTACTCTTCTATACGAATAGTCAAGTTCCTCTCACCTTTTATGATTCTATGGTAACTGTCTTTCATTATGAAGTGGTCTTGACCAACACATAACTCTACTGGAAGGTTATCTTCCATTTGCAATTTCCATCCAATCCCATCTAAAATATGAATTGTTCGTGATTTTTTATCACGATGCCATATTAAATCCTTTTCGTCAACGGTCTCATCAAAGGTTCTTAAAATAAATTTCTTACCTGTCCCGTGTTGTTCTAAAACTTTTTCTGTATATGGGTTAGTCATCTAAGCCAGGATAGAAGTTATCATCCTTTTGGTTGTACCCATAGAAGGAACCTTCCTTCTCGATTTTTAATATATTGTGAACCCAGTTATCTGCAACATCTTCTGCATAACTTTCTGAGTGATTATGTACTTCTCTAGTCTCTATTAAGGTGTCACCAGTGTATAGGTCTACCTCCCAACCTTGAGGAGTCTTAAAGACCTCTGCATACTTACCATCCCTCGCATAAGTGTGATATAATTCTTTCATAATATATTTCCTTCCTAATTATATAGGTCTACCAAAAAAAGTTTCCACCACCCGATAATCCGAGTTGTTTCGCATAATGAGGAAGTCTACACGCCCAATATGATGCTTTAGTTTTATCAGTTGCAGAAGAACAATTGTGTCTTGCAGCAAAAGATTTTCGTGCTTTAGGGTCGTCTATCTTAACTTTAAGTCCTGTAGTATCTCCCCAAGAAACTTTCTTAACATTTTTTGTTTTAGGGTCACGAACATACACATAGTACTTCTTAGAACCACCTGCTTTAGGTTTATTTAATTCAGGTTCTTTCTTATCGTCCTCTTCAACTATATCCATCATAGGACAATCAAGTGGAACTAAATCTCCTTCATAAACTTCATACTCACCTAAATCTGTTTCTAAAATATTTTTATCAATTTCTGTTAATCTATATCTTTGTTCTGCAACTAGGTTACGCACTTCTTTAATAGTTGCAAAATACATATATGAACCCAATCTGAAAGGATTATCAATAAAATTTGTATTAGATTCTTGTAGGTCAAGAATAACTGTATCTAGTGCTTGTTCCTTTAATGTCTTCATTTTTTAATTGGTTCTGCATAACCACCACCGTGGTCTTCTGCAGTCTTTAATGTAGATAATTGTTTGTATAATGGTGCAAAATCGTGGTCTTTATCTTTAGTGAACTTTGCAAAAAGACTTATTTTATATGCACTTGAACCTTCTTGAGGTGTTCCGAATACTTTGTTTCTTGGATTGTCTTTGATATCTAGTTTATGTTTCTTAGAATAATCCATAACCATCTTCTTTGCTTTTGCGAAGTCTTTCTCTTCTCCATTTCCTCTGAATTGGACGTACAAGTCTGTAACTCTTTCAAAACCTTTCATTATGTAAGGTTTATACTTCTCTTCAATTTTCCTTACTTCAATCTCTTCGTTGTAAGGGAATCCTTTTAAAGGGTTTTGGAACACTTGACTAAAGTGTTTTTGTTTTTGACTTTTTAGATTCTTTTGCGATTCTTTGACGTACTCTTCTATAGATTGTTCAGGAGTTGTTCTCTGAAGATAGTTTCTATATGAGTCTGTTCCTATTTCGTGATATTCTTTTAACATTTTGGTAATGCTCCCTTTTTTTTCAGTTCCCTAAGTCTAGGTTCTTTTCTATTAAAATTTTTACTAACTATGGAAAGATTTGATTTGTCGTTGTTCATAGGATTGTTATCCTTGTGATGAACATCCTTTCCTTTAATATCCTTTCTGTCCTTTAAACTTCTTCGTGCTTCATTTCTCTTTGCACGTCTTTTAATTTGTTCAGGTTTACCTTGGTAGTTTTCGTACTCTTTTTTATAGTCTCTTTCTTCGGGAACACAATTAGGAACCATTTTGTCCCCTTTCTTTTTCATACCTTTTTGTGTGTATCCGTCCCAACACTCGTCTTGTTCACCCATTACTAATGAAGATAACTGTTGAACTAAAACTGTTAGTTGTGAAGTGTTCATTGTTGACAATGTTTCTAGTTGTTTCTTACTTAACCCCTTAATCTTGCTGAGTTGTTTTTTGATATCAGTTCCTTCTTCTATTGACTCTGATTTACCACCTGCTTGTTTAGCAAGGTCTTTATCTGCACCACCCCAAGTTCCCGAACCTTTAGTGATGAATGAATTAACTCTTGCCATTGCCCATTGAGGTGCAGTTGCGCCAGGTCTATGACCAGTCTTAAATGCAGCAAGTCCTCTGTTGTAAACTTTCTGTAATATACCTTTTGATATACCCGACTTATCTGCTTTTGCTTGGAGACCGTTATCTTCTTCTAAACTACCTTCACCAAACATTTTCTTAAACTTTATAGTATGTTGAGATGGTTTTGTTTCTGCATCGTGGTCGCCAGGTGCTGGGCCACTCTTTTTTGCTTTGAAGTGTGCATCTCTTTTGTCTTTTGTAGACTTAGACATATCTCCTGCATAGTATTTTGCAGGTTGAGTGCCTTTTTTATCCTTAACATCTTTGTCTTGTTTTACCGATGTCTCTTCAGATGATACTGACTTTCTTTGTTTCTCTCTTTCCTTTTCTGCATCTACATTGGATTTTGCAGTATCTGTTTGTCGTACTTGTCTTGATTTTAATTGTTCTAGTTCTCTTTCCTGTCTAGTCTTTAGTCTCTCTAATTCGTCTACGTGTTTTGCTTTAACATCTGAGACTGCATCTTCTTTTAGAGTTTTTATCTTATTTCTTATTAAATCTAACATACTACTATTTAGTTCGTTTTGCATCCAACTCTCGTTGTTTCCATTGTAATGCAATTTTGTTTTTAGGGAATGAAGTAGACCAACCTAACAGTTTACTGTATAGTGAATTTGCCTTTTTGTCAAGACTTGCAAGGTCATCGTCATTCGTAATCTCTACAAAGTCTTTACCAAAAATTGTTCGATACTCTTTTGCATTTTTTTGTGCAGCGTCCCAATCTTTCTTTACAATTGCAGATGGTAGTTTTCTAGACCTTAAGTCATTTCTTTTTTGTGCATTGTCTAGACTTGCATTAACAAATACCATTTTGTATTCATATCCTAATGTATCTAACAGTTTTTTGTAGGACTTAATCTTATCCGACTTTGCACTTGTAGTGTCAAAGATAAGACCTAGTCTTCCATCGATATATCCATCTAAGTTTTTACCTGTAATCTTTTTTGCTTTTGCACGGATAGGGTCTACTTTACTAAAGTCTGCACCTCTAAGGTCAAGTGACATTCCTGCTTTCTTTAATCCGTTCTCAAATGCTCTATCAGTGTTGACCATTTTTAAACCAAGTGCAGTTAATGCCAACTTTTTGACTACTGCAGATTTACCACTTCCTGGCCCACCTGAAAGAAATACTGCTTTGAATGTGCCAGGGTCATAGACTCCTTCTTGTATCAAATCTTCCAGCATATATGACGGTAGTGTACTTTCTGCAATACCCATTCCTTTACGGATTGATTTATATAGTTTCTCTGCAAATCTTACACCAGTAGAAGGAACTCCTTGTTTGAATGAATCAAAGTCACCTTTCTCTGCGAACTCTCTCATCTTACTTGCAGACATTCCACTGACATCATCTGAGTCGGGGTCTCTTTCACCTGCAGAGATTACTTCTATTTCCTCAAATTTGTAGAAACCGTGTCGTGCTTTAACCGAGTTGTATTTGTTTAGAAGTGTATCAAACTCTCTTACTCTATCTGACCCAACAACCATTCTAATTTTTGTATATTTTTTATCAAAAAGAAACACTAAGATTTGGAACACTTGTTTAACATCTGTGTCTATAACTGTTACCTTTTTACCAAAAAATGCTTTTAGATATTTAACCTTATCTTTGTGGGATAATGGATTTTTAACTTTATCATTTGAATGAGATGAGAATAGGAGTGCATCTCCATATCCTTTTGCAACTCCATTTAGTTTGTTAACAAGTTTTTCGTGTCCTGTTGTGGGTGGATTGAATCTACCGAAAGTAAATACTGCACCTTTACCCTTTGCTTCTGATAACCAACTTGTAAAATTTTTATTTGTCATCTTCTTTCTTCACTTTCTTAGTTTTTGATGCTTCTTTTTTGCGTATTAATGGTAGAAGTTTTTTAGCAAGTTTTGCTATTGCACCCTTTTTCTTATCTAATTTCTTTTCGAGTGCTTCTTTACCACTCATACCTAATTTTGCTTTTGATTGACCCTTTAACATTTTCTTTGCAACCATATCTCTTGCTTGTTTCTTAGCACGTTTTGCAAGTTTTACAGGGTCTAGGTTTTTCCTCTTCATTGCCTTTTTGCGTTTCTGAAGAATTTTATGTTTGTTTTTTCTGAATGCTTTCTTTTTCTTAAGACGAGTTTGCATAGAGTCTGCTTCTTGCATTTCTTTAAATATTTCTATAAAAGATTTCATCTACTTATCCCAGTTTTTGATTGCAGTAAAGTTATTAAATGCAAACTCCATTCTATCTACGAGTTTGACTGCTTTACCATCATTATCAATTGCAACATATCCCTCGGGGTTTACTGTTTCAAATCCTGTTGCAGTTTTTTTAAAAGTTCCTATACTCTTTACTCTATTTAGTACGGTTATAATCATCTGTTTTGCAGACACTAGGTATCCCATAAATGCAGTTAGATTTACAATAAAGGATTTAAGACCACGAAGTTCTGCAAGGAGTTGTTGTCCAATCTCTGTTTTAATTTTTTTAGTCTTTTCCATCTTGACCTTTGCGACTACTTTATCTTTCCAATAGTTTTCAAAGTGTTTTATGTATCCATTATATGTTGGATTAAACTTCCCTTGTCTTATTAAAGTGTTGCAATATGTTTTATAAGATGCACCTGCACCTTTCATTGCAATAGTATCCTGTATCTTAGTAAACTTTTGTAAATCATTTCTTTTGATACCGTGAAATGCTTTACCTGTTTTAGATAGTTCTTGTGTAAGTGAAACTGTTTCCTTTGCAGTCATCGACCCTTTACCACTGACATCTTTATATGATGCATCATCCATCCACACATCTTTACTACTTCCACTTGGAAGTTTTGCACCGAAGGATGCACTTAAGTCATCAATTGTTGTACCAGTGTAAGTAGTGTGAAACACTATTCCTAGTTTTGCGTTTGCAATCTTTCCACCAAGTTCTGAATTGATATCGACAGCATACATTATTGTATTTGGTTGAAAGGTCACACATTGGGTTCCATCTATATCTTCCATCTTTTTATCATCAGTGAACATTAAGTCACCCTGTAAGATATCTGAAAATGATAGTGCAGACAAATACTTGAATGAATCTAAGAATTTAGACTCTAGTGTACCACTTAGTTCGGGTGCATCTTTTATTTGTTGTTCTGAAGTATAATATAGTGGGTCTTTATTGAATAGTGATTTCTTTGCAACAAAGAATTGATTGGTTTCGGGATGTTTACCACAAAAGATTGCAGGAGCACCATCCCATTTGACGGTCATATTAACAGACTTCTTAGAACTACCCTTCAGCATATCTCTAAGACCTCGTAAGAAGTTTATAGCACCACGACCACCATCAATCCCTTGATTGATAATCTCGTCTTCTAAGTGTTCTAAATGTAGATTCTTTGCGCCCATAGTAGTATTATATCACATTTATGTGAGTATTACTACTATTTATGGTATTTTTCTTTTTAAGTTAAGGGCCAGGATTTCCGTTGTCTATGTTAGACTGTAGATGGTTTCTATCTGCAGTCATTGAGTCAATGGATGCTTGCATTGTTGTTTTTACTGAAGTCCAATCCGTAGTGTCATTTTGGTGTTCATCCCACATAAAATGTTGCATATTTTCATCATCTGTACCATTTGACCCATCTAAGGAAGGATTGTCTAGTCTCCATTGAGCCCAATATCCATTCTTACCATCAACATTAGTATAAGTTGGTAAAGAAGCAACCTCCATAAAGCCATATGAACCATTAACATTGTTGAACCAATCAATGTGTTTTTGTTCGTTTGCTATTCTTGCATCTAAATCTACTATTTGTGCTGCAAATGTCATAAATGTCTCCTAAATTTATACAGTTATTTAGGGTTTTTGGAGGTGGGACTTGTGTAGTTTCGACTCAATTTTGTGAATTTTTTTAGATATATTGTCTACTGTTGAATCTTCACCGTTCTTTTTAGCAGAACGTAATGTTCTTTTGAGGTCTACTTTCTGTTGTATTAGTGATAATACTTCTTTGGGTTTTAAAGATTTCATAATATTACTACTATTTAGTGCATTTATTCTACCTTAAATGCACTGTAATCTCTTTTTTGACCATCGTTCCTTCCTCTATCAAATACTGGTACATCATCATNGACATTCATACCACTATCGACCAGTTCTTCTTGTGCATCTTGTTCACAATCATAGAGTTTCATACGACTTCTATCAATACCAATGATAAACCTTTTGAATATAGTTGGGTCATTGTATCTGTTCTTCAACTGTTTGACTACGAGTTGGTCTAGTTCTTCTAGTTCATCGGATGTAATCAGTGCAAACATTAAATCTGCAGTTGCAGGTAATCCAAATGATTCTGAAGTGTCTTCAAGTCCAATATCAGTAGAACCGTAACCACTTCTTGTAGTCTGTGTTGCACTTACTAATGGGACATCAAACTCTACTGCAAGTCCCCTAAGTTCCTCTGCAATACTCTTAACAAGTGTATAAGAGTTTGCACCACTTCCTGGCTTGACTCTTGCACTTGAACATATGTTTAAGTAATCAACAAATATTATATCGGGTTGAAAGTCTTTCTTAATGTCTAACTCTTGTAATAGATGTCTGAAGTGTCCAACGTGAGCAGATGCAGTAGGATATTCTTTGACAATAAGTTTACCCTTTGTCTTACTCTTTAACTTGTCAATTTTCTTATCATAGAGTTTCTTATTCATTTCGGGAATATCTTTCATAGGGATATTCATAATGTTTGCATCAATTCTTTCTGCAATTCTTTCCTCTGACATTTCAAGTGTAATGTATAATACATTCTTGTTCATCATAAGACAACTTGCAGCTTGATGACACATAAACAATGACTTACCAACACCAGTTCCTGCAAGACAAATGTTTAAAGTCTTGTTAGGTAAACCACCTTTAGTAATCTTGTTAAAGTATTCTAGGTCAAATGGAATCTTCTCTTCTTCCATATTGTAGAACTCAAATCGTGCTTCTGCATCTTCTAAGACATCGTGACCAATATTGGTATCAAAGGAAACTGAAAGTGCATCCTTAAGGAGTTCGGGTATTTCACCTGTTGACCTTTGAGACTTCTTATCTAAAACTTCTATGGAATCCATCACTGCAATATAAACTGCACGGTCTTTACACCACTGTTCAGTTTCAGTGACCAACCAATCTTGTGGTGTCTCTTCGGTATCTGTTTTAACTTTTGCAACAATCCCCTTAGCGTTCTTAAGAACGGTATCGCTAAGATTACTTGAATTATCAAGATTGATAAGTAATGCTTCTACTGTTGGATTTTTAGTATAAGATTCAAAATATTTTGTAATCTCTTGAAATACTACTCTTTCCTCGGGGTCTGTAAAGTAATCTGATTTAATGAATGGAACACACTTTCGTGCAAATTCCTCACTCTGTATCAGATTCTTCAGTATCGTCTGTTCTAGTCTTGCTTCCATATTTAAAATATTCCTGTGCGTGTGTCTCTAATAAATCCATTACTTCGGGTGTGAAGTATTTTTCGGGATTGTTGTTAATGGTTTTTCCGAACTCGGTTTTACCATTTGGAAGTTTAACTCTTGTAGATGATTTCTCAAATACTCCGAATGCAAGTGCCATATCTAATAGACCATAGTACCTGTCCAGTCCTTTGTCGTATGATAATCTAACATCAACCACTCTGTTCTCAACAGTCAATCTTGACTTTGCATTTTTACAGTG